AGGTAAGTCTGGTGTAGCCCAACTTCAACGTGAGTTCAATAAGACCGCTACTGGTATTAAAGAGATTGCTGATGCTAATGATGCAGCTATGAAAGCTGCTCAGGATAGTTATGATGAGGCTTTCAAGGCTTATGAGAAGTTAAAAGAAACTTATGATAAGCAAGTTGAGGCAATTAATAACCTTAAGAAGTCTCTTAAGGATGCGGCTTCTGCTGTTTCACCTCTTGCTGTTGCTACTCGTGAAATTGGTCAATTTGAGCAAGCGGTTATTGATTCTTTCACTAACATCTATGACACCATTAACCAGGGTGTTGCAGATGGCACCATGCTTAAGGATGCAGCTCAGGCTTTAACTGATTATGCTCGTAGTGAGCAGACTACTATTCAGGATCTCATGCGTCAGCGTGATGAACTTGTTAATCGCCGTAGTTTGGCTAAGAGCCTTATGGATGACATTAAGTCAACCATTATGTCTATGGGCAACGTTACTGAGTTACTTGCTAAGAACACTACAGATGTTACTGAGACTATTACTAAGATGGTTGGCAATGTTCAGGTTGCCACTTCTAGGGTTATTAAAGGTGTCACAGGTGGTTCTGCTGGCCTAATAACTTCATTTAAAGATACTCTTGCTAAGACTAAAGAGTTTGCACAACAACTCAAAGATCTTCGTGCCCTTGGTCTTGATAAGAACATTTATCAGCAAATTGTTTCTGCTGGTATTGATGCTGGTGGTGCTACTGCTAAGGCCATTCTTGAGGGTGGTACTGGCACTGTTAGTGAACTTAATGGTCTTTTTGCTGAACTTGATGCTGTTGGTGCTGATATTGCTGAGCAGTCTGGTCAGGTCATGTACGGGGCTGGTATTGATCTAGTTGATGGTCTTATTAATGGCATGATTTCTAAAGAGCAGTCACTTGTTGAGTACGCTCAGAAATTGGCTGATACTTTTACTACTGCTTTTGCTGAGAAGATGAATTTGGCTTTGCCTATGCCAACTGCTCCAGTTGCCCCAACTATGGGATCTGTTAACCTAACGGTGGGAGCTGCACAGTTGGATACTTATGCTCTTGCCAAGCAAATTGCTGGTTCAGCGGCTGATTATTACTCATCTTCTGAATCTATCCGTTTTGCTAATTTGGCTCAAAAAGCCAATGCACCTATTAACATTACTGTTAATGCAGGACTTGGTACGGATGGAAAAATTGTGGGTCAGACTATTCAGAGTTACATTAACCAATACAACAAGGCTAACGCTTTCTAATGCCTACACAAAAAGTTGAGATTGGTTTTGATTTAGCGGGTAATAATGGCCCGTTCTTTGTACTGGATGATGCCGAGCGTGGTGTTCTTGATAATACTGCTTGGACTTTGGCTGGAACATTTTTCTATGACGTAACTCAGTATGTTAAAGACATTCAAATCACTCGTGGTAAAAACCGTGACATTGACTCTTACTCATCTGGCGAAGCAGTTGTCACAATGACTAACTACAACCGCTATTTTGACCCTACTTATCAAGCCAGCCCATTCTATGGCAACATTATTCCTCGCCGTGAAGTCAAAATCAGCAGTAACGGTATTCAACAGTATTTCGGCACTATTGATGACTGGAATCTTCGTTATGCAATTCAGGGTGATTCGGAAGTTACTTTTGTTACCTCAGATGGTTTCTACCGTCTAAATAACCAAACAGTTACGCCAGGTACTGCTACTGTGCAAAGTTCCGGTGCACGTATCAATGCTATTTTGGATGATCCTGGTGTTGCTTGGCCTAGCACCTATCGGTCAGTTGATACAGGTGTTGTGACTGTTGGTGCAAATGTTGTGCCTGATAATCAGAACGCTTTGTCTTATTTGAAACTCGTTGAACAGACTGAGCATGGTGCCTTTTTCATTGCTAAAGATGGTAAAGCTACTTTTAAGAGTCGTTCTATAGTCCAGCCAACCACTGCACCAGTGCTTTTAACTGATGACAATACTGGTATTGGTTATAGTGACATTCGCATTACTTATGGTTCTGAACAATTGGCTAATGAGATTGTTGTAACATCGGCTGTTTCTGGAACAACTGTTACAGCTATTGATTTGGCTTCTCAGGGTGTTTATGGTGTCCTTAATCTGACTCTTTCTGATCTTATTATGAATAGTACATCTGATGTTGAGTCTTTGGCTGTATTTTTGGCTAATAAGTATTCTCAGCCTGAGTATCGTTTTGAGGCTGTTGAAGTTATTTTGGATGACCTTTCACCGACCAACCAAAATAAGATTTTGGGACTTGAACTTAATGATGTTATTAAGGTGAAATTTACACCTAATGGCATTGGTCCCGCAATTGAACAGTATGTGGAGATTATTAACATTGCTCACCGTGCTGATTTACAGATTCACCGTGTGACCCTTGGTTTGGCTCGTTTGGACTTCTTATACTTTATTCTGGATGACCCAACCTTTGGTAGACTAGATGCAGATAACACCCTTGGGTATTAGGAGATAAATTATGGCTGGTTTGGGTAAAAAGACCTGGAACGCTTTGGACGTTCTGACAGCTGCCGATGTTAATGGCTATTTGATGGATCAGGCTGTAATGAAGTTTGCTTCAGCGGCAGCTCGTACATCTGCTGTTGCAACTGCTTCTGCTGGTATGCTTTCATTCCGTGCCGATGGTACCGCTTGGGAAGGGTATAACGGTTCAACTTGGGGATCTATAGTTGATACTGCTTCAATCATTGCAACATCAAGCACAGCAGTAGCGACACTCACAAATAAGACTCTTACAAGTCCAGTATTGAATGGTGCCGCTCTAGAAGCGGCTTATACGACTGCTACTGGTTTTGCTGGTTACACATTTGATGTAACGACTAATGGTGCTGTCCAATACAGCACAGCATCTGCGACTGCTAATGGTACTGTAAACTTCCGATCAACATCTGGTGTTTCTTTAAATACTTTGATGTCTACAAATCAGTCAATTACAGTGGTTTTGGCTGTTACTAATGGTGCTACTGCGTATTACCCTACTGCTTATCAAATTGATGGAACTTCAGTAACTCCTAAGTGGTCTGGTGGTACTGCACCAACAGGTGGCAATGCCTCTGCCATTGATATTTATACTTTTACTATTATTAAGACGGCCTCCGCAACTTTTACTGTTCTTGCATCTCAAACTAAATTTGCTTAGGATTAGGCTATGCCTCTTTTAGAAACATTTGCTAATACTTCAATACGTGGTTGGGCTTCTGGTGGAGCACCCAAGCCAACTGTATCTGGTGGTACATTAACATCTGATTCAAGTTATTACTACCGTACTTTTAATGCCAATGGCACACTATCTGTTACTGGCGGTTCGCTTGTAGGTGCAGAATTATTTGTTCTTGCTGGTGGCGGTTCTGGTGGTTATGTTCGTAGTTCATATAGCTATGCAAATACCGCTGGTGGTGGTGCTGGTGGATTATATTACACTTCAACTACTCTTACAGCAGGTTCTTACACAGCAACTATTGGTGCTGGTGGTGCTAGTCAAACTGCTTATAGCGATTATGGATATAGTGGAAATAACACATCATTAGGTTCTTTCTCTGCTACAGGTGGTGGTGGAGGTGCTTATGGTTATACAGCCTATGGCGTTAGTGGTCTTAATGGTGGTTCTGGTGGTGGTGGTTCATGGAGTTCGGGTTTCATTGGACAAGGTGGAACTGGTGTAAGCGGCCAAGGCTATAACGGCGGTAGTGCTGATAGCAATTATTCTGGCACCTCTGGTGGCGGTGGAGGAACGGGACAAGTTGGTGGTGCACCACGTGCCATAAGTTCTGGTTATGGTGGTAACGGCGGTAATGGTACAACTGCTTATTCTGCTTGGCTGACTGCAATTGCTTCTGCTATGTCAGGCGTTTCTGGATGGTCTACTGCAACTTCTGGTGGTGCTATTGGTGGCGGTGGCGGTGGTCTTGGAAATGCTGGTCATGGTAGTGGTGGTGCTGGTGGTGGTAGCAGTGCAATTTTTAGTAGTGCAACAGCAGCAGGTATAGCAAATACAGGTTCTGGTACTGGTGGTACAACAAGTAATAGTAGCGGTTCTGGTGCTGGTGGTTCGGGACTTATTATTGTTCGTTACCCTAAGACGGCGGTAGCATAATGGCACATTGGGCTGAAATTAATGAAAATAATATTGTTATTCGCGTGACTGTTGGCGATAACAATGATCCAAATGGCGATGAAGGCTACCAATGGCTTATTGATAATCTTGGTGGCACTTGGATAAAGACTTCTTATAATGCCTTGATTCGGAAAAAATTTGCAGCTATTGGTGATACATATGATAGACAAATTGATGCTTTTGTTCCACCAAAACCATTTAATTCATGGGTTTTAGATGAAGAAAAATGGAGATGGGAATCACCAATTGAGTATCCAGTTGATGATTTTGATTATGAATGGAATGAAACCACAACTTCTTGGGATTTAATTTCCTAAAATTTTACCCCTACGCCTAACAGAGAGATAGACGTTGGATCACGAACAAATCCCATCTTGGGCAATTGAACTGATTAAACAGGTTGAACGCCTTAATGAGAAGATTCCTACCCATGTTGAGTGGGTTGAACGCAACATAAAAGACCATGAGGGTCGTTTGCGTACTTTGGAGCAGTTCCGTTGGATGATTGTTGGCATGGTTGGTCTTGCTGGTGTTCTCGGCGGTGTGATTACTAAACTTTTGGGATTGTAAATGTTGAAAGTCGCTAGATTTGTAGCGGCTACTACGCTGGCCTTTGGTTCTCTTTTAATTGCTTCACCTGCACAGGCTTCTTGTATTACGACACAGCAATCTGAAACTATTGCAACTCTTGATACTGCTACTTCTGAGTCTGTTGTTCGCACCATAGAAACTTGTGGTGGGGACGATACGTCCTACCAAGTTCCCTTAAGCGTTGACGTGACGTTTGATGGTCAACAATTCTCAAGCGTCTACGCAACTACAAATTCGGTCATAACATTCGGTAGACCAGATAACACTTACTGGGATTACCCTGGCACACCCTCTATAAGCCTTTATTCAATGGACTGGGTTGTTTTCCCAGATCGCGGAGATGAACATCTCATTATTCAAACTTCAGACGGTGGTTTCCGTGTTGACATTTCTGCGAGACCTTACGGTATGTGGAATTATGGGGTTTTTGCTCCTACCAGCATTATTATTACCGCAGCTATTAACAGTGATGGTTCTGTCGCTATTGCTTACGCCATGAGTGGGCCTGAGTATGCATGGTCTCGTACTGGTGTGCGTTTGCTTGATGGATCTGTAGTGACTTTAGAACAGTATGGAATTGTTCAGGTTGAAGAACCTGTTATTTTGACTCCTGACCCGATTCAACCAACTCCAGAACCTACCCCTGAACCTACTCAAAGTCCTTTGCCAGAACCAACAGAACAACCACAACCGTCAGTAGTAGAACCAGCACCATTCAACCCTCCTCCAGCCCCTGCTCCTGAACCTGAGCCTACCGTAGAACAGGCTCCAGTACCAGCCCCAACTATTGACCCAGAACCAGCTCCTGAGCCCCCTACGCCTGTTGTAGAGCCGGAACCTAGCCCAGCACCTAGTCTAGAATCTAGCCCTGAATTTGTCCCTGAATTTGTACCTACCGTTAAGGAACAACTAACTGCGTTGGCTGAGGAAGCAAAGACCGATGATCCAGTTGTACCTGAAGCAATTGCTTCTATTCCACTTTTGGGTAATGCAGCTGTGGCTGTGCTTGAAGCATTTAACGCTTTGGGCAACATAGGTGCAGATATTCGCCCTGAAGTTCGTAAAGAAGCACAGAAGGCTGTTGTGTCGGCTGTGATTGTTGGTCAGATTGCTACAACCGCATCATTAACTATGAGCGGATCAAGTTATAGGAGAATAAAGTGAAATTTCTGAATGATCTATTAGGTCAATTGTGGACTTTGGTGGGTTTGGGCGTTGCCTGGATTCTGCTTGAAGGTTCAGCTCGCACCGTTGTTGGTTGGGTAATTCTTGGCTCATTAGCCTTGTGGATGGCTTCTTATCCGCTTCGCAACAAAGAGTAGAATAGTCTTATGGCTAATTGGATGCAACCCTTCCCTGACTCTTGCAGGACAGACCCGTTTGGTGTTCACACTGAGGCTCGTAAAAAGGCTGGTCTTGGCCCTCACCGTGGAACCGACTGGGGCAACGGTGTCAAGGGTAAATCTATCCCTGCTGTGACCTCTGGCAAAATAGAACTGATCACTGAGTCTAAAGGTTTGGGTTGGGTGCTTGTTCAGTCAAACGCTAATGGCAAACTATTCATTGGTTACTGCCACTTGAAGTCGAAGCCTACTTGGAAAGTTGGCGACACTATAAAAATGGGTCAGCGTATTGGCTTTGTAGGTAACACAGGCTCATACTCTGCCGGTGACCACCTACACGCAACACTTGGTCCAACAAAAGATTCTTACTCAAGCGGAAAAGTCTACGATCTACACGCTTACATTGCTAAACACATCGAGGCTTGGAACGCAAAAAATGCTTAAACTTCTAAAAGACATTCTTATTCGCTTTATTGGTGTAATCCTTTTCGCCTTCATTCCTGGCATGGCTGTCGGTGCACCAACCGTAGGTTGGTTCTGGGGCGGTATCAACGGTGTGCTAACTGTTGCAGCTTCTATCGTTGTATTCTTCGGTGTGCAGTTGGCGTGGGACGCTTCGATCACTCACGATGACATCGAAAAGGGTTTCCGAGCTGCTGTTGCAAAGCAAGCCGCTGAGAACAAAGACATTGCGGAAGCCGTACAAACCTCAGCAGATGACACAGTGGACTTTGAGGACATTGGCGACCTGACAGACTTGGATGGTTTAGACGAGGACTAAACCTTGTCTAGATTTCTTCAGTGGGCGATTATTAAACTACTGAGTTTTCAAGCCTGGTGGCTTAATCGCTAGTTTTGTATTTACGCCGTTTTGATTTCATATCGCGGCGATCTTCAGCACTTGTGCCACCCCAAATTCCCCATGGTTGGGCACTAACTACTCCGTAGGTGAAGCATTCTTTTAGCACAGGGCACGTCCCACAGATGGCTTTGGCTTCACGTGTTTCAAACATTCGGTTATGCCAGTTTGGTTCATCTTCTGGGTAGAAGATGTGAGGCACTTGTTCACAAGGCACACCACCTTCATTCTCTATTGCTTGATATAGGGCAATAAGTAATCTATCGTTGTGATGTGCTGTCATACCCATACTGTATGTTGATGAATGTGCAGTTGTCAAATGAAAGGGAAAAATGAAAAAAGAAATAGTGACTTCTGATAGGGCAGAGTTTCTAGGCTTCTTTGAGAATCAGTCGCCTGAGTGGTATGAGCAACGTAAGGGTCGTATTGGTGGTTCGCAGATTGGTGCAGCTTTAGGGTTATCACCGTGGGAGTCGCCTATCACTTGTTATTACAAGGTGCGTGGTGAGATTCCGGATACGGAAGCGTCTACTGCTATGCGTTTAGGTACGTTACTTGAGGATCCGTTGTTGGAATTGTTCCAGCAGGAAAATCTGACTTTTGATGTGTTTAAGTCTGGGTCGTATACGTCTAAGAATCATTCTTGGTTGTTGGCGAATCCTGATGCGTTTTATCGTGACGATAAGGGTGTTTTGCATTTGATTGAGGTTAAGACGACAGCAGATTTTTGGGAGTCAGCGTCTGACATTCCACCTAACTACATTGCACAAATCCAGTCTTATTTGTGGTTGTTCCAGATTCAACACGCTACCGTTGTAGCCCTGTGTGGTGGACGCTACAAGACTTTCGATGTGGAGTTTGATCAGTTCTTGGCTGAGTCTAATTTGGCAGCTCTACGCCGGTTCTGGGATCATGTGCAGGTTGGGTCTCAACCGGCTTGGGATGGTTCTGATTCGACTTATGAGACTATGAGGCGTTTGAAGCCCGAGATTCATGAGGACGACATTGAGGAACTTGGCGATTTGGGTATGTATTTGGCTTTGGCTAAGGATAAATTAGAGGTTGCTAAGACCGAGTATCAGGAACTACAATCAAGAACACTGGAGGCTTTAGGCTCTGCTAAATGGGGGGCAATCAATGATGAGATTGTTTTGTTCCGTACTCAGCGTGGTGTTGGTGCACCGTACATTCAATGGAAGAAAGGGAAGTAAATGGAAGAATACGAAGTAGGCCAAAAGGTCACTATTCACACAGTTTCAGGGACCATTGTTGAGGTCCGTGAAACAGACATGGAACGTCTTGTCAAGATGGAAACAGATTCGGGCAAGATTGTTGTATTTCGTTTTGTAAAGCGTGAGTTTCGCCCAGGTTTGAATGAATTGAGACTTGGATGATCACTAAGAAGCGTGAGCAGAAAATTCTGGCTGCTGGTTTTAATGCTGGTCGTTTCACAGAGCAAGCTGCTGTTATCCATTATTTGAAAGAAAGAATTAAAGATGTAAAAGAATGTGGCAAGGATGATTCTTGTAATGATCTTTGGCATTTTGCAGAGGGAATTCTAGAGGACATTAAGGGGAATGAGCACCATGGCTAATTTTAATTTGAACGATTATGAAACTGTTGAACAGCGTTTACATAGGGCATATAAAGATCACCCTCTGATGCGTGTGATTACCAAGAACTTAACATCGCTTCAAGATCGCCAAGTTTCGACATGGGTAATGGTCGCTGAAATCTGGCTACCGTACCCTGAGGAAACATTGCTTGAAATTGGTGCAAAGTCAGACGGTTGGTATTTGAAAGCCACTGGTCATGCTTTTGAAATTGACGGTCAGGGAATGGCAAATAAAACGTCAGCTTTGGAAAACGCAGAAACCTCAGCGATTGGACGTGCTTTGGCTAACGCAGGGTACTCAGGAAACAAGAGGACTACTCGTGAGGAGATGGCAAAAGCCGAACGTGGTGTGACACCGGCTCCTGCTCGTGACTGGTTAAAGATTGCCGAGGATTTGGCTTGGAAAGAAGATCTAGATGGCTTACGTGCTTTGTTTGTTGAAGCCTCTAGACTAAAAGCGTCAGAAGATGTTTTGAATAAAATCAAGGAATTGGGCAATGGACATAAAGGATCTAAGGATTCTGCTAAGTAGCATTGTCGAATTACGTGAACTCTATGGGCAATTAGTTGACCCTAAAAATGGGGCTAACGGAACAATGGCTGACATTATTCACGAGACTGGTATGGAACGTTTAGAAAGGGTTGAAAGTGGCGAATACTACTCCGAGTGGGATCATCGAAGAATTACAGAGAATCCAAGCGGAAGCAGCTAAAGGCGTTGGGGCTCTTTACGATGCTGAGGTGAAGTTGGCTGATGCTGAGGCTAAGTATGAACGTACTTTGGCTTTGACTTTCATGGAAACTACTGATGGGACTGTGAAGGATAAAGAGGCTATTTCTAAGTTGAAGTCGGCTGATGATAAGTTAGCGGCTGATTTGGCTAGGGCTGAATACAACCGAATTAAGTTAAAGTTGAAGCAGTTGGAGTTGGCTCAGATGAGCACTCAAACTATTGCTCGCATGATTGAAACGGAACTTAAGGTTCTTCGCTAATGTGGCTTTTGATTGTGTGGATTGCAGCTCTCATACTTGGTATGTGGGCTACAACCGCATCTTTCTTCGCTTTCCTATTTTGGTGCGAGATGAAAGTTATTGAAAAATTTGGTGAAGTAGATGATCTCTGAGGCTTGTTCATGTGGTGCTAGTTTCCAGGCTGAACGCTCTGATGAGATCAAGTTATTGAATCAATGGCGTAGTAACCATAAGTGTCGTTCTGAGGGCAACCTTGCCATTATTGATAGTTCCCGTAGTGAAGTAGCACCTATAGGCTTTTTGGCTACTGGTTTGATTGATCCTGCTAGGAGTCCGGAGCCACCGTGGGAAGAATGAGTCGTAAGGAATGGTCTAAGTTCCTTGACCGCGATCTGTCATGTGTGCACTGCGGGGCAATGGATGAGACTTTAGTTCCTCAACACCGTGCTAATCGTGGCATGGGCGGGTCACACAAAAAAGAAAAGCCAAGCAATGTGGTTGTGATGTGTTCTTGGTTTAACTGCCAAATTGAGATGGATGCCTACGCAGCTAAGTTGGCTAAAACTATGGGCTGGAAACTAGAGCAATGGCAAGACGCTGATAAGTTCCCTATCTACCATTTGGGTAAGTGGTGGATGTTGGATGATAATTTTGGTCGCACAGAGTTGCCTTTTTGGGATCAACCTAACTAGACTGTAAAAAAAGGGGAATTATGAAAATAGGCAGTTTATTTAGTGGGTACGGCGGGCTTGACATTGCCGTATCAAATGTCACTGGTGCAAAAGTGGTTTGGCATTGCGAATGGGAAGATGCACCTTCAGCGATTCTTGAGAAGAACTTTCCTGGCATACCTAACTTTAAAGATGTTTCAAAAGTTGACTGGACTAAGGTGGAGCCAGTTGACATTCTGACTGGTGGTTTTCCATGTCAGGACTTGAGCCTTGCAGGTAAGCGGGCTGGTTTAAAAGAGGGTACCCGATCTGGTTTGTGGTCGGAGTTTTATAAAGCAATTGATACTTTACATCCAAGATTGGTGGTTATTGAAAATGTCCGAGGAATCCTTAGTGCAACAGCCCACGCTGAAGTGGAACACTGTCCGTGGTGTATGGGAGAAGATTGGGACGGAAAATCTCCTATGCGGGCACTTGGAACTGTTCTCGCAGACTTGGCAGACATCGGGTATGACTGTAAATGGATTGGTTTACGAGCTGCCGATGCAGGAGCACCTCACAACCGATTCCGAATCTTCATCATCGCCTACCCTAGCAACACCGAAAGCTAGAGATTGGTCGCCTGAGGGTTACGAGGCTGGTTTACGCCGTGGCACACCTCAGTTAGGTACACAGATTAAGGCTTTGAATAATGGCGTGTATGACGTGCCTGAGGAGTCTATGTTGCGTACCCCTTCGGCTATTGAGGGTCAAGGTGGTGCGATTAGCGAGAAGAAGTCTCGTGAGAAGAATCGTATGTTGCAAGTACGCGATCAGATGGCTCAGTTAGCGGCTGAGAATGGTCTGAAGGTTTCTGATGCGATTGCTAAGGATTTATTGCCGACTCCGGCGTTGGGTCACATTCGTAATTATGACGAACCTATTGAGGATTATTTGGCTCGCCGTAAGAAGATGGAGGATGGGGAGTATAAGGGTATGCCAGGAGTTAGTTTGGGTGTGGCTTTGCGTATGGAGATGATGCCGACACCTGCAGCTCGTGATCATAAAGATGGAACTCAGGATCACACACGTAATGGTGTCGTGCAGACCGATACAGTAGCCAGAGCCATTTTTAATTCTGGTGAGGTGTCGGAGATTTCATGGGGCAAATTTGAACCTGCTATTCACAGATGGGAAAAAGTTATCCACAGGAAGCCTCCAGTTCCTACCAAACCGGATGGTAAAGAAGGTTCACACCGTTTGTCCAGTAAATTCACGGAATGGATGATGGGTTTGCCTGATGGTTGGATAACAGATGCTGGTTTATCACGTGTTGATGAGTTGAAAGCGTGTGGTAATGGTGTGGTTCCTCAACAGGCTGAACTGGCTTTAAAGATTCTTCTCCAAGGAGTCACTCTCTAAGGTGACCTATAATCAAATCTTCAAGCAGAGGTTCTTAAACCGTCAGACTGCTATAAAACTGGCTCTCGCTTCACAAGCGGAGATACTGGGCGTTAGAGGCC